CACGGTCCCAGGTCAGGCCAAATGTTACACCGGCCTGTTGCTAGCTGTGCAGCCTTCTTAACGCCTCTCAAATCGACCACTGAGGGTGCCGTCCAAATATTCAGACGGCCACCTTTGGATCGAACCTCCGTTACCGGATCCTTCGAACAATAAAACTCGAAAGTCGGTGAACCCGTCTTAGCAATAGCGAGACGGTAATCGAAAGGTGAATGAGAACGTTCGCGTAAGAACGAAAGGAGAGCTCCCGCCTCGGAACTATGAGGCACGGCGACGGAATTTCTCCGCCGACGCTTAAATCGGAATTCTCCAAACACGCGATTGAAGGTGGGCGTGGCCTCATCTAGATTACCAATGAGGCCACAATCGTCACCATAACCCGAAGGAACTCGACAGTTTCTCCATCGAGCGGGTATCTGGCTCCTAACATGTAACCAAGCAGGTAGAAAAACACGAGAACAACCGTGTTCACCACGAAGCTTGGCGTATATCTGGGAGTATTGACGAATCTGATTAGCCATCTTAAATAATGCATCGACGCAATCGTCCTTAGTTTCTACTTCTGATTTAAAGAAGAAAGGACGTACGTCTTTGCCGGATAGCCAGTCGGTCCCACAGCTTTCGAAGAACGCTCCGCCTAAGAACGTCTTCGACCAGTTCACTCTAAAGCCGCAATAGCTAAGAGTGTTTAGCAGAACTTCGGAGGTCTTTGAGGGCACTATGATATCATCGCCAAAAACAGCGACTTGAACAGTGCCTGGGTTGCACGCCTTCGCAAGAGCCCAGAAAATCAGGCTCTCAAGCTCGAACGTGTACCCATTACCCATTGACGACCATTTCTCTAACCCGACAATAGTTCCGTCGGGCATCTGAGTCGAGTCCGTCCGCGCCATCTCAAGTAGGTGAACCCACCTGTGAGGGAGCAAAAGACGTACTAACTCGCTAGCAATTGTGTCGCTAGCAGACTCCAAGTCGATCGTAACCAACCCCAGTCTTTGTGAGACTGAGGCTAAGAAACGATTTAGGTCGGCTTGGGTGTCTAGATCTAAACCAGAAAAACGCAGTTTCCGCCGTAAAAGCCAGCCGATACCGAGTTGCATCCAAACATTCAGATGCCCTTCGATACAAATTGGTCTAGCGGTCTTCGCATTCTTGGGAACTGTTACGACTTTTGAGTACCAGCACATAGGTATTACAAGTGTGCCAGCAGCTTCCCACCACAAAGTGGGTATGAGCTTTTTTAACTCAAAAGACAACCTAGGGCTAGCGCTTAACGCGCTATACTTTCTTGAAGAGGAGACATCCGTACCACTGACTTCAGACGTCGACCCAGGGCCGAAACGCGCGTGGTCCCATACACCGTTTAAGTCCGCAGTAGTAAGCGGACCGAGGATCTTGCGTATAATGCGTCGTGCGCTTTTAAGCACTTCGCGAACTGCAGGATCCGCATCGGAAAACAGAGACTTTTTGTTCTGTTTCAGGAACTTAGCGTTAACGGCTTTCACATGGCTTTCGCACTCAAGGAACTTATTGAGTGCCACTTGGTCTGCGTTAATCCCGAGAGGGACACGCGGATTCTTCTTCATTATGGATGTGACGAGGTAATCACCCGCGGAATGCGGGATGTTCTTATCGTCATGGAACACTTGCAGGTTAAGCAATTGTTCCCATTCTTGTGAAGAAGCCAAGATCCAACATGTAAGGGCGCGAGGGGTGTTTATCCCCTCGCAGAGCTTCAAGTAGGTCGCTACCTCGGTCTTAAAAATCGAGGCTGAAGGCTTAACAGCTTTCATTTGTCCTTCCTTTCGTGGCTTAAAATTGCCTAGTTAGCCGAACATCGGGTCAAGATCATTGACCAGCGCTTGTACCTGTGCTACGTCCAGTCCGTTTCGGACGAACGCACACAAGTGTTTACGATCGGCTTGAGGCATGCCACTTGGAAGAATGAAGCGACCACGCTCATATCGAGCGGTGGCGTAAACAACATCAACGCCATCCACAGTCTGAGTCATCGGGTACTCCATGGACACTTCTACATGGTCCGTGCGACGAGACGGCTTTTCTGCGTCGTAAGACACAGTAAGCTTCGGCCAGAAAGAACGGGCCGATTTACGTTTGTCAGCGAAGACCACCGTACCGCCAGAGCTGGCGATAGGGGTAAAAGTGATTGCCGCAGGTGCGGCGGAACCATCGTTGATGGTGATGCTGCTTGGCAAAAGAGCCATGATTAAACTCCTATAAAGGAAGAAACGGCGGGATGCCGTATTGTTGGCCCCCGATCAGCGGATTCTAAGTGCTGAACGGGCGAGTTTGTCGTTAGACTGTAAAGCCCCCAAAAGGGCCAAACCAGTTACAACGTTTGAAGCTTGAGTGCTCATAGCGAAGCGTGGCAAAGGGGGTGAAATCCCAGTGCTCGTAGCGCTACGTGTCAACGACTCCCTGCGGTAACCTGCAGAGGCTCCACCCCAGAGTGGGTAATCAACCCAGCTCTCCTCAACAGTGCTTTCGGTATAGTACCACCGAAGGTCTGCGACCCCTTGAAGGGCATCGAGCGTAGAAAGATAGCGCCCGATGGGTATCATCCAACTAAGGACGAAGGAGAATGGAATATAGTCGTAAATGACAGCAATAGGGTTTGTAATCCCTACTTGAGCAAGTACCTGATCGTTGGGTATCACACGATATCTAAACCGGACTCGCGTGGTTAGGATTTCGGTAGTGGTTGAAAACCACTCCGTCGTTCCGCCACCGCCATGCCTTTTCGTCTCACGACGTTGGGGTATGGTAAACGAATCCTGAAGGTACAAAGGATCCTCGAATCGACGCCTTAGCGCATCTGATATTGCTTTAAAATCAGCGCTAAACTGCCGTAGACCAAAAAGATATCCAAGGTATACGGCTGAACCTGTTTTAAACAGGCGGCGAACTTCTGGCGACATCCGACTGTTTTTACGTAGTCGGTACCAGTTCCGAGGGTTTCTCAAACGTTGAAGATGTGCGGCGACTTCACCAAGACTCATAGCCATTGCTGACCACAAGGTGGTTAGTTCACGGTATTTGGCCAACGTAACACCTAGGTTTGCCGTCTGGTTTTTAACCTTCAGAGCAATGGTGGTCTGGATATCATAGGGTGTGGTTAAACTAACACCCCAAGACCCAACGCCTCCGTTCCAAGCTACCGGCCTGAGCTCAATACCATTCCAAATCGGAGTGGCACCAACCTCAGTCCATGACCTGGACCTAACAAAGTACGTACGTGGAGTATTAGCCATTGAAAAAGACGAAACATCGACCGGTTTGACCCGGCTCACCTTTGCAGGTGATTCGATAACGGTGTAGGCCGCGAAGTCCTTGTAGGACGGCACGATCGTAGCACCACCATCATAGATGTAAGTCCCTGAGTGGTATTTCATAAACTCAGCAACAGGCATAATACGGCTCCGAAAAACCGACAAGGCGGTTGCCACGCGAGAAATTCGCG